TTTTCCTATACCTCCCCAAAAACCACCGGTACGATCCCAATCGGCCCATGTGTAGGCCAAACTGAACAGGATGAGTCCTAATATGGAGCAGACGTTTCCGGGTCGTGTGGGGGCTACTGAGCCTCGATTACATAGCCCCTATCTCAAAGGCCCTAATCGAGGTGATGAGATCGCTGAGCTTGCAGAGTCAATCGGTCTACCGCTTTTACCTTGGCAGGATTTTATTATCCGAGACATGACCTCAATATCTGAGGATGGCATGTTCAGGCGCCGTAGTAATTTGGTGCTCACGTCACGACAACAGGGTAAAACTCACCTTGCACGCATGATGATGCTGGGCCACATGTTTCTATTCGATAGCCCTAACGTGCTTATTATGTCCTCTAATAGATCGATGGCTTTAGACACCTTTAGGCAGGTGGCCTACGCGATCGAGGGTAGCTCTGAGCTTAGTAAGCAGGTACGTCAAATCCGGTATGCCAATGGCACCGAGTCAATCGAGCTTAAAAATGGACATCGCTTAGATGTTGTAGCTGCAACTAGAGACGGCAGCCGCGGCAGGTCAGCTTCATTTTTATACATCGATGAAATCCGCGAGATCAGCGAGGAAGGGTTTAGAGCTGCAACACCTACTACGCGTGCAAAGGTCAATAGTCAGAGTCTTTACACGTCAAATGCCGGTGATGCCTTTAGTACCGTACTTAACGATCTACGCGAGAGAGCTATGTCTTTTCCGCCTGAGACGTTTGGCTTTTACGAGTACAGCGCCCCTCAGTTTTGTAGCATTACAGATCGGGAGGGATGGGTCTACTCCAATCCTGCCCTTGGGTACCTATTTGATGAGAGCGTTTTAGCCGAGGCAGTTAGTACGCAACCAATCGAAACTACAAAGACCGAGATGCTTTGCCAATGGATCAGCTCGACTCAATCACCTTGGCCTCATATGGCTGTAGAGGATGCCTCCGATAGCGATCTAAAATTGTCGGTGGGGCCACTTACAATCTTTGCCTTTGACGTATCCCCTAGCCGCCGAGATGGATCGCTTTGCATGGGTCAAGTCCTCGAGGATGGCCGTATCGGCGTAGCTGTACTTGAGATATTTCATAGTGACGTGTCAATCGATGAGCTGTTTGTAGCTAACGCCATCGCCAAGTGGGCCAAGGTCTACTATCCGCGCCAAGTCTGTTATGACAAGTACACAACCGCCTCTATCGCCAAGCGCCTCGAGGCTAACGGTATCCAAATTACAGATATCTCAGGCCAAAAGGGATATCAGGCATCCGGTGATCTATATGAAGCTCTCGCTAATAAGCGCCTTGTACACAGCGGCCAAGATGAGCTCGTTGCTCATATGGCTAATTGCGCGGCTAAAGAATCGGACTCATCTTGGCGTATCGTCCGGCGTAAATCAGCAGGGCCTGTAGATATTGCGATCAACCTCAGTTTTATCGTCCACATCCTGACTCAGCCAATGGGCGAGGCTAAAGTTTACGTTTAGAGACACGCCGAGACTTTTCTGATTTTGTCCTTGACTTTTGGAGAAAATCCCTCTCATGGGATTACTACAAACCTTAGGGATCAAGTCAGCTGATAAGCCGACTGTAGAGGCGCAGTACGCACCCGCCGTTATGTCTACACAATACGGCTACGGCTCATATAACACAGGTCTTGGTACTGGGCTTAGCTCAAGCATCGATCGTAACTTTGCTTTACAGGTTGCTAGCGTTGCGCGTTGTCGTAACTTGATCGCCGGCGTAATTGCAGGTATTGATTTAGCACTATACAAAAAAACTACAGGTGAAAAGTTAGGCTCCCCTATTTGGTTGGAGCAACCTGATTACCGTCAGCCTCGCAGCGTAACTATCTCAGCAACTGTAGACAGTTTAATTTTTTACGGCGTTGCTTATTGGCGCGTTACATCTTTGTATGCAGATGATGGCCGACCTAGCGGGTTTGAGTGGATCGCTAATAATCGCGTTACCTTTACTACTAATAAGTTTGGTACAGAGATTAAAGATTATTATGTTGATGGCAACCTTGTACCTATGGGCGGCATCGACTCACTCGTTACTTTTCAAGGTTTAACTCCTGGTGTATTAGATACAGCTAGCACAACAATTAAAGCTGCTTATGATATTCAACGAGCAAGCGCTGTTAGTGCGGCCACTCCCATGGCCACGACTGTGTTGAAAAATAACGGAGCTGATCTGCCTGAGTCACAGGTACAAGGTCTACTTGCTGCATGGAAGGCCAGTCGTGCCTCGCGCAGTACGGCGTATTTGACTTCTACTTTGACTGTAGAAAATATCGGCTTTAGTCCTAAGGACATGATGTATAACGAGGCATCACAGTACTTAGCTACTGAAATTGCTCGCGCTATGAACGTACCGGCGTACTACATATCTGCCGATATGAACAACAGCATGACATACCAAAACATTATCGATGGTCGTAGAGAGTTTGTCGCATACTCATTACAACCTTACATCTGTGCTATTGAGGATCGTTTATCAATGAACGATATTACAAACTCACAAAATCAAGTGCGCTTTGCAGTCGATGACAGTTTCTTACGTGCAGATGCCAAGGAGCGTTTAGAGATTATCGAAAAGATGCTCACTCTAGATTTGATCGATGTAAACCAAGCTCGACAAATGGAACAACTAACACCGCTAGGAGATGCAAGTGCTACTAACGTTTAGCCAAGAGATTCAAGCCGCCGATGGTGAGCGCCGCATTGTTTCAGGACTCGTTGCACCATATGGCGAGGTCGGATATACAAGCGCTGGCCCTGTTGTATTTGAGCGCGGATCAATCGCGATCCCTGATGCTTCAAAGATTAAATTACTTTCACAACATCAACAGGATAAGCCAGTAGGTCGCGCTATTTCATTTAGCGATTCAACTGAGGGTATTTACGGATCGTTTAAGTTATCGAGCAGCACTCGAGGACAAGATGCGCTCGTACTCGCTCAGGAAAACCTAGTAAGTGGCTTATCCGTTGGGGTCGATGTAACGGCCTCAAAGCCGATGGGTGATTACCTGTTAGTTACGGCGGCTGTCCTCAAAGAGGTAAGCCTCGTAGAGAGCGCTGCCTTTTCAAGCGCCTCCGTTACTGATATTGCAGCCGCGCGAGCAGCGCTCGAAGCAGCTACAAGTACAAAAGAAAAAACCACAACGATAAATACGACAATCGTAGAGATCGAAACCGAAACCGAAAGCGAGGAAGCTGTGACTACAGCCCCTGAAAATACACCGGATGAAACTCCGGCTGAAGTATCTGCCGAGGCTGCACCTGTTGAAGCAGCTCGCAAGATTATCCGTCCATCTGCACTTGATTCTCAGAGAGTGCGTACACCTATTATCTCAATGCCTACATACACAGAGCACAAGATCAAAGCTGCTCTTGGTAGCGAGGACTCACGTCTGTATGTAACAGCTGCAGATGACTCTTTCTCAACTAACCCGGGCTTTAACCCAACTCAGTACCTATCAGAGTTTGTAACTAACACTCGTTTTGGTACACCTGCAATCGATGCGTGTTCACAAGGCACACTTCCAACAAGCGGTATGACAATTAACGTGCCATCTCTTGTTACTTCAGCTGGTGGCGGTACAGGCGTAGCACCTGTCGTAACTGTTGAGGCAGAGGCTGGAACTGTTGCTAATACAGGCATGGAAACTGCTTACCTAACTGGAACAGTAAGCAAGTATGCCGGCGCAAATACTTATAGCGTTGAATTGCTTGAGCGCTCTGATCCGAACTTCTTCGCGGAATTGACTACGCAGCTCGAGAACGCGTACCTAAAGACAATCGATACAGCTGTACTAACAGCGATGCTTTCAGCTGCACAAGCTGGAGCAACACAGGCAGCATCATCAGCTGGCATCATCGGCTTTGCCTCAGATGCAGCGGCTAAGGTCTATCAGGCAACTGGTTACTTCGCACAAAACTATGTAGCCAATCCATCCCAATGGCAATTATTGATGGGCGCTGTGGATACCACCGGACGTCCAATTTATTCGGCATCACAGCCAATGAACGCAGCTGGACTAACACAGCCGGGATCAATCCGCGGTAACGTCCTAGGTCTTGATCTATACGTAGACAAGAACTTCACAGCTACTACAACTATCGATGACTCAGCTGTAATCCTTGCACCTGAGGCATTTACCGTATACCGCTCCGCTCAAAACTTCATGAGCGTAAATGTTGTCGGTTCACTACAGGTACAGGTAGCAATCTACGGCTACATGGCAACAATCGCCAAAATGCCTAACGGCTTGGTTAAGTTCAACCTAACGTAAGCAGAAACCTAATAGTCGGTAGGGCTCTTAGCCCTTTGAGCCCTACCGGCCCTTTCTAAGATGGGAGTAATCAAGTGCCAGCAACATACGTAACCGAGGCCGAGCTACGCGCTAACCTTGGTATCGAAAATCTGTATAGCTCAGATATTGTCGAGACATGCTGCCAAACTGCACAAGATTTACTCAATCAGTTTTTATGGTTTGACTCTGCCCCTGTTGTGGGTGCAACGGTGCAAAACAATGTAGCTACCGTAATGATCGCTAATCCTGCAATTTTTAGTGTTGGTCAGTCTGTAACCTTGAGTGGGTGCGGCTCAACTTTTAACGGTACCTACACCATCACCGGCACAATGCCATGGACTGCAGGTACGACTACTCAGATCCCTAACCTTTTTTGGAACCCTTTCACGTGGAACTGGCCAAATGGTTACAGCTTTATCCAATTCGCTAAAACAGCGGCTAACGTCAATTTTTTCAGGATCCTGCCTTATGGATCAGCCGTAGGAGCAGACCTAAAGACAAACTCATACGCGACTACACCCGCTGTAAGAGAAGCGGCCATGATCCTTGCAGTAGACATTTTTCAGGCACGTCAGGTCAGCCAAACCGGCGGCGTATCCATCGATGGCTTTTCACCTAGCCCTTAC